AGGTATATCGGAGGCTGCATCAACCATGATTATTGACTATGGATGGCGGTTTAAAGAAGGATATAAAGGAGGTGTTGCTGCCGGAAACAAAACCTATGTAGATGACTTTATGTCTAAATGGCGGTTCTCGGATAGTAGATTGCCCCCCGAATTAGCCATTAAACGACTTGTAGATAACGACGACGAAGTAATTGCGGGTTACACAATAAAAGACTCTCACGGAGCATGGAAGGATATGGGTACAATGAACACCGTGTACGCAAGAACCATGCACACAAACCCTAATATGTTTAAGGGCTTGTATTTGAATGATATTATCTCTGAAGAGATAGGTGAACACGAAAGATGGATTGAGTTTTACGGAGCATCAAAAGACTGCTTAATGTCTGGCAATCAGCAAGTTGGAACAATGGTAGCCTTCGGAACGGGAGGCAATTTGAATAAAGGGACAAAAGACTTCAAGAAGGTTTGGCATGAGGCCGAGAATTTCAATTTCGTTAAGTTTCTTATACCCGCAACAAGATTCTTTTTTTATGGCGGCGCAACAGAAGCAAATAGGCAGTTGCCAGTTGAGTCTGAGTTGTATAAAAATTACAGGCCATATGAATTAATCGGCGTTGAAGACCTTGAGCTTTCTAAAAAGTTTATACTTGACAGAAGGAGTAAGTGGACTAAGAACGGCGACATGAAGGCTTACAATGAGGATTTGCAAAACAATCCCATTGATGAAACCGAAATATTCAGAAAAACAGTTGTAAACAGTTTTGACACAAATAAATTAAATCAGCAGGATATAGCCATTTCAGCCTTAACTCACCCGAAGTACACTAAGTACAAAATGGCTTGGGTGAAGGATAAGAAAAGCGGAATGATTAAAACTCCTTTAGAGGTAGAGCTTATTCCACTCACTTTTGCAGACAATCAAGATGAGTGTGTTTGGATTATTGATAGCGAACACCCAAGAAGAGGCTTTTCTAATTTATACGTTGCGGGACTCGATAGTTATGATTTAGACACAGCAAAGGCATCAAAGTCTTTGGGGGCAATGTGTGTATTTATACGAGAGAATAACATTAAGAACGCCATGCAAAAAGCGCCAGTGGCGGTTATATCTTGTCGGCCACACAGAAAGGAAAGGTTCTATGAGATGTGCCTAATGCTGAGTGTTTATTACAATCTAATCGGAAACGTTTTAATAGACGTGGCAAATGGCGGTATATTCAATTATTTTAAAGAGAATGGTTGTCAAAAATATTTAGCTAAACGCCCAGTTAAATTTGAATCTGAAGGCAGCCAACAAACCGCTGAGTTCGGGGTTAGGTTAACAAACTTCTCCCGCCCAAGGATGGTAGGTTTAATGCAAACACACATAGTTGACCATTGTCAAGACATTTGGTTTCCTGAATTGATACATCAACTTGGAAACTACGATGAAATAGAGGTGGGAAGTGATAATGACTTGGCGGATGCTTATGGAATTGCTTTAATGCAGGACGTTAGTTGTGAGGTTAAGCCTTTTGATATGGAAGATGACTCTCAGGAGGACAGGTGGAAGCTACCTGAATTTGGAACAAATAGGTTTGGCGATATAGTGCCAAAAATCGGCGGTGGAGCAGTGATAAATCCACAAGAGGACAACGAAACTTTCGGATTGTTGTTTGGGCCTATAAAATAACCATTATTTTTTATTACTTTTGGGGAAACGTATTTCACAATGTTAGCAGACTCCCTTAGAGAAGATATACCTGAATCAGAGAAACTTAAGCCCGAATATTATAAGCGCAGACTTGATTGGGCTGAACAAATCTTAAAGGATAACTCCAACACCAAAGACAGGATGACCCGTCTTTACGATTCGTATAACGGAGTTAAAACGCCTGAATCATTAGCTTTTTGGGAAAAGACTTACGGAAGGCAAAACAAATCGAAATACATCGCTTATAGGCTCGGCAGAACTAAAGTTGACCTGTTACAAGGTGAGTGGCTTAAAAGGCCGTTAAACGCCACCGTAATGACAATTAACGTGGACGCTATGTCATCCAAGATGCAGCAACGTAATTTTATGCTTGGCGCTATGGTGGCTAAGGATGAATTAACCGCCATTAAGGAAAATGCGGGCGTTGATATAATGAATGGTGCGCCGATACCACAAAGTGAAGATGACCCTATTTGGCAGAAAATGTCATTTAAGGACAAGCAGGAGGATGTGATGCAAATAATCCTTGACAATCAGATTAAGGATTTAGATGTTAAAAAGAAACTATCAGAAGATTTTAAGAACTGCGAGATAACCAATTATGTTTGGTCTAAGGTAGAGAGAAACGAAACGGGCGATATTGAATTACATTCAATAGACCCAAGGAATAAAATTGCAGTTGAAATAGAAGGGGATGACTATTACGAAAAGAGCCCAATCAAAGGGGCTCGTCAGGTTATGCCTGTTCAGCAAATACTTTTACGTTACGAGCTTACAAAAGACCAAAGAGATAAATTAGACGAAGCAAGGGTTGACCCATCGCTTTACATCGGAAACCAAGGAATAAGCAGGGGATATATGACTTATGAAAACGGTCATTTGCTTTGTGATGTAATCCATATTGAATGGGATTCAGTAACCGCCGAATACTATAAGGTAGTGCCTAAAACAGCTTCTCAGTTGGCTTTAGACCCATCAGAAAGCACTTTAACCCTGCCAATGGATGCTCAGAAATATGAGGCAAACATTGAATATCACAACAAGCGGGTTAAGAACGGCGACTATCAAATTGTTACTAAATACAGAAGCGAGAAATATGAAGCCACCCGAATCGGCGGTATCATAGATGTTAATATGAGGAAAGTCATGTTTCAAAAAAGAAGCGTGGATGACCCAAGCAGAATACTAAACAGCACCTACATTGGCTATTGTCATGGTCGTGTTGCGGGCGTATCTGTTTCTTTACAGCAAGTGATTGAGAACTTTGACAACCTTTACGATATTGTAAAATATCAGCAGTTGAAGGAATTGGCAAGGATGAAAGGTAAAGTAATTACCATTGACAGAGCAGGATTAGGCCAAAAGCAAAAGATTGAAGAGGTGATGTACCGAATGACCAATGACCAATTATTGGATTATGATTCGGCGGCTGCGGGTAATATGGGTAGAAACTTAGACCCCGCAAATATGTTCAAGGAAATAGACATGGGCTTGAGTAAATCATTCCCTGAGTTAGTAGCCTTAGAACAGAACATTATTAACTCCATAAATCAAATTACAGGCATTAATGAGAACAGGCAGGGCATAACAGCCGCAAGTTCAACCGCCACCGCTCAGCAGTCAGATATAGCCAATTCAAGGACTATTACAGAGTCTTTATTCTTTGGATTCTCAGGATATGTGGCAAGGGTGATTAAGGCTATTGTAGATGCTTCGGCGGTTAGTTGGGCGTTTTACAAGACAGAAAAAGGAGAGCAAATCTTAGGAACTGAGAAATTTCAGTTTTTAAAGGTAACTCAGGAGTTGGGAATGAGAGATTACGGAGTTTACATTGAGGACGGAAGTAAATACATGGAGGTTAGTCAGAAAATTGACGCTGTTATGCAAATGGCAATCAACGCTAAGACTATTGACGCTATGGATGTTATGAACGTTCTTTTGGCCGAAACGCTGGCTCAGAAAAAGGCTTTCTTGGAAGAGGCCATGATTAGAACCCAAAGAATTGCTCAGGAGCAAATGCAAGCACAAAATCAGGCTCAAGCACAAATGCAGCAACAACAACTTGCTACACAGTTACAAATTGCCACAGATGACCGTGAGGATAAACAAAATGCGGTTAAGGAGGAAATCATCCTTCAAGGCCAAGTGGACATTGAGAAAGACAACAACAAAGCAAGGAATGATATGGCTCTTCAAAACATGAAGGGAGTTCAGGATATAATTTTAAATACAAATCCTGACAGTATTCCGTAATACATTTTGTATGATACATTTTGTATTATTTTAAGTTGGGCGGTTCATACGAACAAATTTTAATAAGGTTTCAAAAATCTTCTTATATTTGTATCTATAAACCAAACACTTACAAAAAATGTCAGAAACAACCCAAGCCACCGTTACGGAGCAGCCGAGCGCTGTTAGTGCTAATTGGGATGCTCTAAAGGAACTTTCAGATGTAGTGGTTTCAGAACCACCAAAAACAGAAGAAACTCCAACTGAGACCCAAAACAAAGACGTTCAGGAAGAAGCTAAGGTACAGGAAGTTAAAGAAACTACCGAAACCACAGAAGCTAAAACAGAACCAAAGGAAGAAACAAAAGAAACCACCGAACCCGCCAAAACTGAAACTGAAGAAGAAACTGCCGCAGAGCCAGTTTTAGAACTCAAATCAGACGACGTTAAAGACGTGCCTCAAACATTTGAGGAAGGAGATTGGCGGGCGGTTGCCCAAGATTTAGGGGTATCAATCAAAGAAAACTCATGGGAGGAATTTCAAAACACCTTTAAAGAGCAGTTTGTACCAAAAGCAGAATTAGAGCAAGTGGCTCAATTAAGCAAGGAAAAGCTATTAGCTGAGTTTCCACCCGAAATTGCGGCTGCAATAGAATTAGCCTCACTTGGTATTGACAAAGCCTTAATCTTTGAGCCTACTAAGCAAATTGACGGTTGGTTATCTTTAGAATCAGCAGCTTTAGTGAGAGAAGATTTAAAAGCAAGAGGCTTTAGCGAAGATAGCATTGATGCTAAAATTGAACAGCTTATTGAAAATGATAAATTAGAAAGGGACGCTAACCTTATTCGTGAAGAATTAAAAATAGCAAGAGAGCAAACACTACAACAAAGAACACAATTAGTACAGCAAAAGACTCAAGAGAGAGAACGAGTGCTATTGCAAGCTAAGGAGCAGGAGTTTACCCAACTAAAACAAGTACTTGATAATAAGCAAGACTTCATGGGTATCAATGTTTCCAAAGATGCAAAAGAGGCTATTGTCAGGAAAATCCAAGCAGGAGTTTATGACAAGAAATTCTCATCCCCTGAGTTTAAGCTAAACGCTATCTTACAAGAAGAGTTCGGAGCCAAAATTCCAGAGTTCATTAGAACCAAGGCGTTCAATGAAGGGAAAATGACCGAAGTCAAGAAGTTAGCAAATGTACCGCCAGTCAAAAGTCCTACGGCTCCGGCGGTTAAACAAAGCGAGGCACAAAGCGATAACTGGGCAGCACTAAGAGGGGGGTTTTCAATTTAATTAAAACAAAATAAACCCTTTAAAAACAAACAAAAATGGCAAATAACGCTGGTAGAATACAAATCAACCAAGGTACATTCTCAAACGATTGTACCACAGAATACGACTTGGTAGCGAACCAAGCCGTTGTGCCCGAAATTCGTGATATGTTAGAATATGCGAACCGTCGTGCATTAACAACCCTCCTGACTTCAGGTGTGGTAACTCCATACGGAATCAATAACTCTGAAAAGACTAAAATTCCTGATGTAGAAACAAAAGGAAAAGGTATTGGCAATAGTGCTTACCAATTCCGTGTAATGGGACGCATCGAGCAAGCCCATGTAATTTTAGGTCAAGTAGGTTCATCTGGTTCAGATGGTACTTTCACCCTTAAACTTGCCACTTCAGAGCTTCACAAAGGCGCTGTGTGCTTGTTTTATGGTGGACGTTACACTGCTACCGTAATGAGCCAGCCACGTGCAAGCGCAGGCGGTTATCTTTATGAATTCTCTTCTCCAAGCGGAGACGTGTTTGATTGGGATACTGTAGTTGCTCCTCAAACTGGAACTAAAACCCTTTTTGCAGGATGGACTTCATTCGGTGAGAAATCTCTTCGTGGTTACGGTGAGAGCAAATTCCCTGATATGTTCATTAACTACATGACCATTCAGCGTGATAGCATCTCTATCACTGGTGATGCTCGTGCCCGTGTATTGTGGTATAACTACACCAATGCAACTGGAGCTTCAAGCAAAGGTTGGATGTACGAAGAAGTAGCACAACAAAAAGCCAAATTTGCTATGAAGCAAGAACGTGCTTATTGGTTTGGTGTTTCTAACATGAAGAACTCTGACGGTTCTGCACGTACCATCTCTAACCAAGTTGACCCTGAAACTGGTATGCCTATCATCACTGGTGACGGTGTTGAAGAGCAAATCGGCGGTGGTAACGTTTACACTGGTAGCGGAGTTAATGGTGACTTCACCGTTTCTGACCTTGAGTATATCCTTACCGACCTTAAACAAAAAGGCGACCAAGTTACAGGTTACGAATTTGTATTGGTAACAGGTAGCGCAGGTTACGCTAACTTCCAACGTGTAGCCCCTGAATTGGCGGTTAACCAGAACATCACGTTCATGGATAACATCACTCAGGACGGTAAAGCAGGTGGAGCAGCAGTAAACGTTGGTTACAACTTCGTTAAGTTGAACATCAATGGTGACTCAGTAGTAATCTGTCAACACCCTATGTTTGATGACCGCTTGGCTTTCCCTGAAGTTCGTTCTAATGGTCAGTCAGTAATGTCATCTACTTGCTTCATCCTTAACCTTAAGGCTGGACAAGGTAAGAACATGGAAATCCTGCACAAAGCAGCTAACGGAATCAATCGTAAAATGGTTGAAGCCACATTGAATGGTATGAGTGGTTCATCTGAGACTCCAATCTCACAAGAAGATGCTACTACTTACGCAATGTTGAGCCAAACCATGATTAACGTGTACGACACCCAAACTTGCGGTGTATTGTATCCGGGCGCTTAATCTTTAAGAATAACGGGGGCGGTTAGGAAAGCTGCCCCCTTTTTTACAAACAAAAAACAAAAAACAAAATGAGTGTATTTAACTTAGGTTCAGGTCACAGCACCGCTGCGAGAAATGCAGTAGCCGGAAAAGATTACGTCATTTTTAAAGATGGGAATGGTACAGAGTATCACCTCCTTAATTTAGATGATGAAAAGTATGCTCCACACACAGGAATTGTGGAGTTTGTCCCATTAAAAACGTCTAAACGACACATTAACAACGTTACGTTTTCTCAGTATAGAGATAGTGAAACGGGGTTGGTGGTTGGTATTCCTTTGGGAATTGACAAGAACAAGCAGGTAATTTGGCAGACAATCAATGTCAGAGATACCGTTGCCTTTGATTTGTCTATTCCAATGGAGAGGGCTAAAGCCATTATCTTTGGCAGGTCATTCTATGTAAAAGGTTCACCAAACTTCAGAAATGGAAGCAAAACTGTTTACAAGAAGGCAGACAAGGAAGAGGAAGCAAACACCTTTATGAAAACCCGTGCTATTAAGCGTCAGGCTGAAGATATTGCTTCGGCGTTATTCGGCGATGCACTAAGAGATATGGGTTATGCGTTAGGTAAAGACCCTAAATTCATGTCGCCTACAATGTTAATGATGGAAGTGATTAAAGAGGCCGAAAAAGACCCTCAAAGATTCATGGAAATCTATAACAGCGATGCAAGACAGCAGTTGACGGTTATTAAGCGTGGACTTGCCACAGGTGTTCTTGAGCAATCATTGAATACAGGGATTACTTACAATGGTATTCCATTAGGTCATAGTGATTTTGAAGCTATGGATTACCTTAAAAAGAACCCATCTACCTTCACTTCTATTGATTTGCAGGCTAAAAAGAGAGAGGATGAAACCAACAAGTCTATGTCAAAAACCTACCAAAAAGAGGCGGTTGAGATACGGGACGAGAAGGATGCCAAACTCGCAATTTTGCAAGCCGAATTAGAGCAGATTAAGAAGGAGAGAGATATTGCCGCTCAGAAGGCATTGGAGTTACAATCGCAGAACGACATCACGGAGGCTGACCCTGAGTTGGCGGCCATGAGGAAACGGGCGGTTGAGCTAAAGATTAAAGGCGCTGCCCTATTCAAAGACAAGGTAAAACTTGCAGTTGAAATAGATAAGGCAGAGAAAAGCCTGAGTAACTAAAAAGAAGGGGGCGTAAAGCCCCTTTTTTATTTGTATATTTGTCATAATATATTTCTCACATGGCAAACGCAATACAGACATACAATAGTGTAAATCTTTACATGGATGTTACACGCAACGCCCGATTCACATTTGCAGAAATCAGCACGGCGGTTAATGACACTATTGAGAAATTTGTAGCTGAAACAATGGGCGATACACAGCACAGAACCCCTGAGAACTTTCAGTGGGTTCAGCAGTTAAGAGATGACCTTTACCCGTTGATTAAGACCAACACCCCTACTATAAGTTCAGGAACTTCTATTACCACCCCTTATTACACCACAGGAGTGTCCACATTCCCTTTTCCAACAGATTACTATGGGTTTGTATCACTTACTGTTATAACCTCGGCAAAAACGATTTATGCACGTCCTACGAGCTTTAATGAATTAGGGCCGTTATTAGAGGATAGTTTTAGACATCCAACTGACACAAAGATTTATTTCAATGAGAACGCAACGGGCATGACTATTTATCGTGGTTCAACCGCCCCAACATCGGGGATATTGACCTACATTAAGGAGTTTACTGAGTATTCTTGTGGTTCAGAAACACAGTTGATAAATGCGGGCGGTACACTCACAAACTTAGCTGTTTATTACGCCACAGAACTATCCGTGTACAACGGAACTACTTATCAGGTAGGAGCTACAATAACAGGCACTGGAGCCGCTTTAACGATCGGTCAAGTAATTTTGGCATCAAATACGTCTCCTATCGAACTCCCAGATAGAACACACGACGAAATAGCTAAACGGGCGGCTGCAATGTTGCTTCTTACCACAGCTAATTACCCTGCCGCTCAGGCAGTGGCTTCTATCGAAAATCAGCCATAAATATTTAGGTTGCCGTTATTTAGAATTGTTATAAATAAGACGTATATTTGTCTTATTATAAACCAATTAACATTTTAAAAAAATGGCAACAACAACAATCAACAACTCAGTGCTTCTCAAGACTTCCTCTGCGAATGACGTGAAGTGCAGTGGTGGAAACCTGTCCATCACAGGGATTGCGGATTTGATTTCTAAAAAGAACATCAGTTCCATCTCCCAAATCAAGTATCGTGCTGAAGTAGCACAAGTAGTAACGGTAGGTGGTACATCTTATACCCCCGCCAACAGCACAACCTACACTGTGGTTATTTATGACCCACTGCGTAGCCAATCATCTGTGCAAGAGGCTCCAAGACAGTACTCTTTCACTACCGTTGCTGACGTAACAACTTACGGTAACGCTGCCGCTCAGCGTGAAGCAATCCACGCTGGATTAGTAGCCCTAATCAACGCTGACAGCAACAACAACCACGTAACCGCAGCCACTTTGGGCGGTGGTACTGGCTTTACTGTTACCGATGATGGCGGCTACTGGCCTGTACGTTCACAAAACATGACAAACGTAAAAGGCATCAGTACTGTTTACACCATTTACAACGCTTCAGGAACAGGCTTTGGAGATTCTAATTTCGCTATCACTACCGCAGGTGTTTATTCATCTGGAGTTGGTGCTAAATTAGCTTCTGAAGCTCCTGTAATTGACTTCGTTTATGGCAATCTGATTTCAGGTGTATTGGTAGCCCCTCCTTTGGCTCCAGACGGAACTGCTGCTGTAAGTGGTCAAAACTACGATACATTCGTAATCAGCTCTTTGAAAGAAGTGTCTGCTCACAATGTAACTGGTCAAGTAGCTTACCAAGAAAGAATCAGTCGTGTTTATGTTGACAATGGAACAGGAAGCTCTACCTCTAACTTAGCTGGATTTAAGGCTTTTGAAAGAGCAATGCTTAACCACATTTTCGACCTTTACAGCAATGACCCAAGCACTATTTACTACATGGGTGACACAGCAGCCGTTTCTCAAGGTTTAGCCACTGGTCTTCCTTCAGGGGTTGCTCAAGCAGAAAACGTTATCGCTTTCGGTAATGGCTTTGCCGCTCACTACTCTCCTATTGCTACATCAACCCTTTTAGCTTTGGTTAGCACCAATAGTGGTCTTGGATTGATTCTTGACGCAACCGCCTCTGAGGGTGTTGAATTGTCTGCTCCAACTTGGACAAACTCACAAAAACAGTTTGTTGTAGGTCAGCAAGAGTTCAGTATTTACACTAAAGTTACCATTGATGACGTTTCTGGATTAAACCCATTCTGGGTTGGTTTCCGTAAAAAAGAAGCCTATGCAGCCACATTCGCTAACTACACCGATTATGCTGTAATTGGTCTTGGTAACGCTACTGGCGACATCTACACATCAACAGAAAATGACGGCGGTGGAGCAACATCTACTGACACTACTCAAAACTGGGCCGATACAGAAACCCACACTTTAGAGGTTAAAGTTGATATTAATGGCGCTGTTACTTTCGCTATTGACGGTTATGCACCAGCCGTTACACAAGCCTTTACTTTTGATGCTGGCGATGCTTTAATTCCAGTGTTTGGTTATGCTCTTCAAACAGCAGACATCGGAACACCATCTGTTTTGGAATTGGCAGCTATCCCTTCAGCAACTTGGAGGTCTTAATCTGACAACTAACTAAATAAGAGGCGGGTAGAAATATCCGCCTTTTTTATTTGGCTAAAAAGTCCTATATTTGAACAAACTTATTTACAATGAACGTTCAAGACTTAAAAGAGGCATTATCTAATTTAAAGATAGGTGGCAAGACCGCAATAGTTAAACTAACAGGCGCTCAAATAGGGGCGAGCGGGGCCGCTTATGGCTCAGGAGACGTGATAGGAGACACAAGCCCTATTGCCGTTGAATTAGTTAGAAATGACTATGGAACCGCCATTTTGCAGTCAGTGATAACACACGATTTGGCGGCTCAAAATGCAGCCTTTGATATTATATTCTTTGATTCAAACCCAACAGCCACAACTTTTACAGATAATTCAGCGATAGATATTGCTGATGCTGATTTACCAAAGGTTATTG